AAAAAATATGGTGTACGATCATTTGATTTAATATGTTTTGATGGGTGTGTTACCAAAAACATAGCCTACGCAGAATGCGTAGGCCATGCTCCGACGGGTGATCCAAAAAGATTCTTAGAACACCCGAAACATATTGAGAAACATGTTCAGGGGTACAAAGTTAATTGGGTTATTCCAACAGCGGACCCATCTTCAGCATCTCGCGGTACACGTTCGCTGCCGTTAGTGCATCCTGTAACGCATCATGCGCTCGGTCGTGTGGTACCTTCAAAGAAGAGGCCAAATATGTCAAGTTTATCTTTGCAAATGGAACTTTTTCCGCCCGAAACGCAGCACGATCATTCAAGTAAGCAGCAACATTCATAGTATCTGGCATATGATAATCAAACCACTCATTATATTGGAGGTAGCCTAACCAACCGATAAGAAAGTGTTTATCGAATCCAGCAAAATTCTGGCCCAATGGAATGATTCTCTTAGGCCTTCCTGTAGGAGTTACAGGGAGGCCTAATTTTGATATCCAATCTTCAAGAAGAGTCATAGCTGTATCTTTATCGAAGCCCTTTTCATTAAGATCATCAAGTGTGAGCTTATTAACTTTAAGAGCTTCAGGGTCTATTCTATCGGGGAAGTCTGGTTTCATAAGTATATGGAATGGAGTAACATCTGTACGTGGCTTGATATCAGAATCAAGCGGAATAATAGCTAATGAAATAATTTCATGTGTGAAAGGATCGACACCAGTTGTCTCAGTATCTATTGCACACAACTGATTACCGTTCCAGTGTACCATTGATTTGCTCATAGTCTTAAGGCCTCCGTATCAAAGTATTCTACAGGTATACCATTATTATGTGCGAATCTGACTTCATCTTCTATGCCATCAGATTCATTCCAACCTTGTATCATAGCTACTACCATCTTCCATGCTTTAGATAGCATCGTTAAATCATGTGATCGCCAAAACTCCATACCTATTGGTAGGCCAAATGCTTTAGCAATTGGATGCCAATGTGCTATTGGAGAATAAACTGTATACCCCATTTTAACAAAATAAGCACAAGTGGCGCATACTCCTAGGTATCTATCTTCACGCTTCTTTTCATCTGATTTGGAATAGGGTGATGCTACATAGATAAAGCTCCTTGTGCTTGGTGGTATTATAGCCGGATTAAATATTTTCATCTGGCTTCTTTGATCCATAAGACCTCCTTAGCGTGTTTACGCTCGTCTTGATTTTTTAAATCCTTTTTAAAGTTCGAGTCTGTAAAGGCTCGTGGACTTATTGATACAAATGAATCCCATTCATGTCTATCATTCCACGGACGTTCATCATATATCGGATTAGAATATCCAGAAACAGCTACAAAGCCTTCACAATTAAAAATAAAATCTAAGAAATGTCTATGTTCATCAATAGTCATCTCATGCTTGAATGTACCTCTATATGCATCCACATAAGGTGGGTCGCAGTAGAAGACTGCACCTGGTTGATCATAATCCTTCATGCAGTCATACCAGTCTTGGTTCTCCACCTGCACATTAGAGAACCGTTCGTGAATAAGTGGGAAACGCGCTAGACGGGTAGCAAGCTTCCTAGCCATAGGACTCTTTGATGTTGTAGATCGACCAAAGTTTCTACCAAGTGACGCAAAGGAATGCGTCATCATTGTGAACCATAGAGCTGCTCGTTCCACATCATCTTCAGTCTTTTCCCAATTGAATTTGCAATAGACGAACTCTTCCCTAGCGTGCAGGGTGAGTTCAAGACGTTCGCAAAGTCTTTCCAATTTATCTTTATTCCGTATACAACGATAGAAAGAGACGACACCGGAATATCTGTCGTTAAATACTTCCAGTTTTGATGGCTTGCGCGCCAGAAGCACGGTACCGGAACCTCCGAATGGTTCGATATAAACATCGGTGTAGGGCAACAGAGGCAATATTGAGGTAACGGAACGAGACTTGCCTCCGGGATAAGCGAAGGGTGCTCGAAGCACTTTATCTCTGTTAGCTGGTTCATCATGACGATCTAAGTCGTTGAAGGCATTTAATAAGTCCACTTGATTAATCTCTTTACTATTTCTTTAGCTCGACACTCAAGAGCCTCAAAGGTTGAAACGTTGCTGATTAAAAGGTCGTCATGTACATCTAGTTCTTGCTCTGACTCATGATTCTTTGAATCAGCAGCAAGCTCATAGCTTCTACCCACAAGCTTATAGATTTCTCCATTAAAGCCTGCAATACTTAACAGCTCATTTTCAAAGCGTACATCGTCAGCAACAATAAGCTGGATGCCTTTGGCCCGTTCCTTAGCTATACCCTCTTTCCACTTCTTGACCCAATAGTTATCGTCAATACAATTGCGGCAAACATCTGTGCCAAGAAGCTGAAGTAATCGCCGGCCTCGTTCATCTTTAACACCGTCCCAACCTAACTGGGCTGCTAAGTCTTTTAAAGCTTTAGCAAATGGAAGTACAACACAACCGATTTTATTATCAGTCATTTCAAGGAACTGGTTAAGGATCATATTAGCAAAAGTAGTTTTACCAGCTCCAGCTTTACCACATAAACCAATCACAAAAAGATCATCTTTCTGCACATTGTGCATTATATCTTTCCCTCCCGTTCAAGAGAGGCGTTAACTGCTCTCATTTGTTTAAGAGCAGCTTGTCTAGATTCATGGCCTCCGCCATCTAGTGCATTTCCACCCTTATTCTTTGCTATGATATTTGAATCACATTCTACTATTCTATACTTCTCTTTAATCTTCTTCACGCAAACCGGCATCCCTTATCTCCTTACCGAATTCTTTGTAGAATTCATCATTTGGTATTGTATTCTGCAATCGGACAACAATTTCCTCTTCAGCAGAATCAATATCTTCACGATGAATGTAGCGAGCATGAGCATGATACTCTAATGGAGCAAGAAGTAGGTGGAAAGCCTCATGTTTCCCGCTTCTTATAGGATCAAATTCTGGTATATCTTCTTCACAGATAACTTTATTAAAATGAACTGTAGCTGCTCTAACACCATAGTCTGAGATTATTCTAGCATAACAAGGTACATCTAATTTCTTATGCCTAAAGAATACTTGCCAGCCTTGGAGTCCCAACTTCTTGTACCAGAACATGAATGATGTTTTAAATCTTTCAAAGTCTTGTTCAGTTGTTTTATAATCACTCATCACCAAGTACCTCTCCAGTTGCCCAATTACCAGCCTCTTCCGTAATACGAAGATGCTTAATCGGCTTCACATTGACGCCGATAAATTTAGTCTTGTTTTCTGTGTCCTTAGGTAGCTTAATAAATTGTGAGAACTGATGCTCAAAGGCATACATAAGTTGCCTTCGCTGTTCGTCGCTTAAGCTATCTAATACGTCTTTGATAGACATGATTATTCCACCGGCACCAAATACCCATCTTTGATTATTAACTTGGGTTTCGGTTCCTTGTCTCCTTCGGCACCGGACCATGCAATATTTCCTATATAGATTTGACCATCACGGTGTGACTTACCTTTAGGGAACTGTGGCGGGAAACTCCTTCCAACTCTAATCTTACTCCACTTGTGTATTTCATTTGGGTCTAACCATTCAACAAACTTATTAAATAGTTCAGCAAATAAGATTGCATGTCCTGTTTCATACATACACTTTTCGGCTAGGAATCTTTCTAAGTCTGTTTGATTTAACTCTTGCGCTAAGTGCTTGTCTTCCGTAGCAATGATCGGTACGTTAAGTCTATCATTTGAAGGCGGTATTTCAAGTTGCAAAATTTCGGCAAGAAAGTCCGGTGCTTCCTTTTCGAGCATCGGAATAATCTGCTTCTTTGGGATAAGCTCCATTGGATCGAGTCTGTCCACATAAAGCATGGTGATTCTTGTGTCACCGGGAAAGACTGGACAAGCTTGATGGTCATTGGAACAGTGAATCCAATGGGTCGAGTTCGGGATATGATACGGAGTTTTACCCTTACAATGTATAAGCAACTCTCTACTTGTGACCCAATCTTTGATACGGTTATATGCCTGTCTATCTCGTCTAAGATCAGTTTCCTCAACGACACAGGTAATCGCACCTTCAAGCTCTCCATTGAATCCTGAGGCATTAATCAAGGCAGCGTCAGCACGCTTATAGCCTTTTGTAAACAAGAGGCTTAAGGCCTCATGGAAAATAGATTTGCCGCTATTCTGCGGGCCATGCATAAATAGATAAGGTAATGGTTCAAGTGGCTCTTGGAATAATGAAGCTATCCAACATTTAAGATAATCCCCACCAGATAATACACCATTAGCTTTACACCATGCACTAGCTTTAATAGCTTCATCAAGTCCTGAACCACAATGGTCTAGAATCTTTTTCCAAGTTGGATAGTGTAATACTTCTTTATTTTCTGATGGTAAAAATCTTAGTTGAGCCGCATTACGATTCCATTCTCTATCACCGGGATACTCAGGCTGGAACGGTTTGTTTACAACCTTCCAGCATTTGAATACTGATGATCCAAGAATCGTTGTTATCTCATTATGCTTAAGGCCTAAGGAACCAAGCGCAACCCTTACGTGACTTAAAGGTTCTGATCGCCAGCTTGCATCAGATTTTATCATCCAACCATAATCTTCATTCGTCTCTGTAACTAAGTGGCGTACTAAATCATCATAGTTACCAGCTTCTGGTTCCTCAGGCGTACCTAATTGGGTGTTGAATATTTTAATCCAGTCTTTCTTCTTAGCAAGCCAACCCTTCATTTCTCCTGCATCATCTTGCTCTTTACGTTCAACTGTTACAACTAACCTTCCGTCTTTATGTTGCTTGAGTTTAGTTTCTCTAGAACGTAATGGAGTTCCAACCTTAAGATGAACACCCAAGAGTTCAGATGCTTTCTCAGCCACTTCAGCTTCACGAAAGATGAAGCCACCAGAAGGATCTTCAAGACCACCAAAAGTACGCGCAGCCGTAGCAAGATTAGGCTCCTTATTCAAATAGCAACGTGTCCAACCTGCTCCATCTTGATCCCAAGAATCGTCCTCTTGGACGCCGGGTGTATAACGTCTAATACCCCAAGCGCCTCGCCTCATTGGGAAGCAGAAACAGTTTTGTTCATTTAGATTAGTTGCACCTGAGTTCGTTTTGAAAATACCTTTTAATTGTAAATCTGCTGCCGCCCTCTGTAGCCAATACGTATGTGTAACAAGCATATGGTGATCTTGATCCCACCACCATAATGCATTGTTTTCTTTTAAGTAGGATATTAAACGCTTATGTTCCTCGTCTAAAGGAACCTTAGGCCTTTGGCCTGCAAGTTCTTCAAATAATTCAGCACGACCACTTGACTCAATATCCTGTGGTAAGTTCTTACGCCTACGGCCTGTCACTACTTTAATATGATCTTTCCAGTTAGGTGGGATATCTTTAAGAACTTCACCACGTTTCAATAATTTTAGTCCATCTGTTCCTTCCATCTTGCGGTGCCATACCCACATGTTTCCGCCGCATATATCTACCTTGCTATGGAAATCGAAACCAGTTAATGCGCTCATCTTACCAAGAATGGCTCTGGCAAGTGCAGCGTGTTCGTTATGATCCTGTGTCTTAATTTGATCTGGTAAGAATACATATATGTGCAGCCCGGTGCCTGAGGTAGATTTACGAATCGTTACCCATTCAATATTCCAAGCTGCTTTCTTAACTTCTTCAAGTTCTTCGTTACTAAGTTTTCCTTTGTGTTTATCGGAATGCCCGATTATAGCATCAAAGTCGAAAGCTACCCATCTTGAGCAACGATTAGCCCAATCCCATCCCGTCATGCCTATAGCCTCGGCATGTGCGACAAGATCAAATTTCATTTCTTTATCGGTATATTCTGGAGTGGTAGAAGCTTTATATGGTATCCTAAAGCTTTTCCAAGTTGTTAGACCATCAGTCCAACCATGCCAACGACGGCCCTCGAATTGATCGCCAATTCTTTCGCCACCGTCTTGACCTACATTGACTTGGCATTCCATTCCTATATTATATAACGCAGCTAAATCAACATGCGTCTTTGCGGATAAAAATCTTTTTATTGCTTCCGACCGGGTAGGCACGATTTTAGAATCCTCCAGAGCTTTTGATTTGATTCAATAAAATCAAATCAGTTTATACTATCCCTTATTCTTAGACCTAAAAGGACGGAAATTTTAACTAAAATCTCTAAGCCACGTAATTAGGTGACTTACAATATTTTTAAATGAATGTTTTAAAATTGTGCACTGTTATAAATAAATAAGGAATTCTATAAATAATAAGCAACCTAGAACAATTCATTCAGGCGGAACGTAAGTCACGTAATTACGTGACTTAGGGAATTTAGTTAAATTTTTCGTCCTTTTGGGTCTAAGACTTATACGGGTGAGTCTAGTCTATAGAGGGGAGGTGCCTGTGCGTTAATCGAATCAGATTTGATTATCAGTATGGACTGGAAGTTGATTCCCAATCAATGAGGAGAAAATCAGAATGAGTCTGGAAGTTATTGCTCTTGACAAGGTTCGAGAGAATCCCGTTGCACTTCGCACAGTTAACCGGCAGTCAGAAGAATATCAAGGCTTAGTTGCCTCCATTCAAGAAAAGGGTTTCCTTGGCGCTATCACTGTACGCAAGAAGGTGAACGAAGAATCAGGCGACGAGTTCTTTGAGCTTGTTGATGGTTTGCATCGTTTCTCTGCTGCTAAGGATGCCGGTCTGTCTGAGATCAACGTTGATGTTGTTGACCTCAATGAAGATCAGGTTCTTGAAGCACAGATTATGCAGAACATCCACAAGGTTGAAACTAGGCCTATTGAGTACACGCAGCAACTCAAGCGCATTCTGTCCCGTAATCCTCTTATGACTGAGGCCGAGCTTGCACAGAAGCTTGGTAAGTCGGCTCAGTGGGTTAAGGAGCGTTTGAACCTCACCAAGATTACCAACGAAGTGATTCAGAATCTTATTAACGAGGGCAAGATTGGCCTCGCTAATGCCTATGCACTTGCGAAACTGCCGCCTGAAGAGATGGCCGATTTCGTAGATCGTGCGCAGACGATGGCTCCTGACGAGTTTGTACCTGCGGTGCAGTCTCGTGTTAAGGAGATTCGTGAAGCCAAGCGCAAGGGGCAGGATGCTACGCCTCAAGAGTTTGTTCCTGTTGCATTCCTCCAGAAGCTTAAGGCTATCAAGGACGAGCTTGATGCTGGTGCTGCGGCTGATTCCTTAATCGCGGCTACTGGTGTCAATACTGCTAAGGATGGTTTCTTGCTTGGCATCAAGTGGGTTCTCCATCTTGATCCTAAATCCGTTGAGGATCAGAAGGCCAAGGACGAGGCTCGCAAGGCCGAGCGTGCTGAAGCCAAGAAGAAGCGTGAAGCTGAGAAGGCCAAGAAGAAGGCCGAAGCTGCGGCGAAGAAGGCGGAAGAAGCTGCCGAAGCAGCCAAGAAGCTGGCTGGTGAGGCAGAATAGAAGAGACCTCCAGAATGGTAAGAGGCGGTATACTGCCGCCTCTGTTCGGGCGCGATGGTTGGGGCCACCCGTTCAAGATTCTTAGGATCGAACATAGGAGAATGGAATGCCTGAAGAAAATGCCATGATTCCAGCAGACGTAGCTGGAGGCCTTTCAAAGTATAGCGAGGATGTATTCAAGGAGACTACGAAGTCAGGCGATTATTTGCCGAGACTTCAGCTTCTTACGGCAGCTTCTGATAAGTGTAAAGAAGGTGCCTTCCCGATTAACCACTATGCGTTTATTCGTGACCAGAATTTTGATGACTTAGGCGAGACTGTTGATGTTCTTGTCATAACGTGGAGGCCTAAGGCACTTGAGATAGGTGACGAAGTTCTGAGTGTGTTTAATCCAGAACATTCTGAGTTCAAGCGCATACAAGAGAAGTCAGGTGAACAGGATTCTGGTTGCATGTATGGGCCAGAATACCTTATGTATATTCCTCAGAAGAAAAGCTTTGCTACATTCTTCTGTGGGTCTAAGTCTGCAAGGCGTGAGGCACCAAATATTCAGAATCTTCTCGGTAAGGCGGGAACACTCAAGTCCAAAAAGATTGAGACCAAGAGGTATACTTGGTTTGCCCCAACAATCACAGCTTGTTCGACACCTTTTGAAGCTCCTGATGTAGAAAATCTTAAGAAGGCTGTTGAGAAGTTCAATAGCACTCCTGAGATCAGTGCAGAAGTAGCAAAGGAAGCGGCTGAGGGGGAGGAAGAAAGGGCAGTTTAACTGTCCCTTGACCCGGTGGGGTCGTGAGCCAAGCACGGCCCCACCTATTATTTTTTATAATTCTGGAGTATGACGGTGAAGATTTATCCCTTGGCTATGACTCAAGTTCATTGGCCAACCTTTATTAAGGTATGCCAAGAAGAGCTAGGTTATAGCCCGACACGCGGCCTTGATGAAGTAGGCATTAAGCCAGATGCACCATGTGCATTTTTGGCCGCTATCGGTATGGACAATGATCCAATAAATCAACTACGATTTGGTCATCATACTGGCACGGCATGGAAACATGTCAGTGCCAGTTTTATTGCAACAGTCTCACAAAAAGTTTTATACCAACTCGATAACTATACTGATTTACAAATCTCTGGTAACAAGATTGCAGAAAGCAATGATTACTTAATCATAGCTACTGGAAGCATAAGAGAGTGGCGTGATGCTGTAATCAGATGCTGTCGTATTGACTCAAAGTTACATAAAGAAATACGCGAAATGATGAATTATGTTTTAGTTTATTTTCAGGAATCAGGTTTCAGAGAAGTGTGGCATGACTGCGAGAAGATAGGATTAGAGGACGGTACATTTCGTGTTAAGATACGGTAGGGCTGAGTTGGGTTCTCTCCGATTATGGAGTCTTCCCCGCCTCAGGGTAACTGGACTTGCCATCCACCCTACCAAAGATTAGCCTACAGCCTGAGCCACTGTAGGTTGGCAGATGGGAGCGTATCCGAAAGCAAAGCATACCGGCGCGCTGTCGTGAGTAGGTGCGCTCCCCACTTTTAATCAGAAGGGGGCGAATTGGTTTCGACTGTGTGATGAAAGGATCATTTGCGTGTCGCGGATGGGTAGTGGGCCGCGTTAACAATCTACCTAAAACAAGAACTGCCAACCCTGTACGACTGGCTGCTTGAAGT